TAATGATTATCTCAATCGCTGGAGCGTTTGGGTATTTTGGCGTTCCTGCTTTATGGGGATTGCTTAGAGTTTTCTTCCGTCAAATTGGCGGTTCGGTTGATGATTTAAATCCTAACTACTCAATGAAAGATATTGAAAAGGAAACAAGCAGAAAACGTTCCGTCCGTTACGATGACGAAATGCCAATCAATGACAACGAGGAAGATATTTTAATCGATGGCACGGAAAGCCAAGATGATGATATGAGACCAAGAGGAAAATGGAATGGGTAGAGAAAGAGCCGCAAGATTAGGAATTGCACTCGATAGAGTATTTGCCTGTTTCTTATTCGCAGGCTGTATAGGTTTGTCGGTGCAGATTTATAGCCAGAACAAGAGTTTGGAGCTGTTACAGGATAAGTACGACCAGACAGTACAGTTAGCAGAAGAGCGAACGAAACGGATTGATGCTCTTCGGGATATGGTAAGCGACAGAAATGACAGAATTGAATTCTTGCTTAAAGAACAAGCAAAGGAGCGTAAGCGAAATGAAGATAAGCTGGATGGGATTAGTAAGATTGTTCTTTCAAGTAAATGTGTTCGTAGCGATGGTGTTAGTCGTGCTGTTATCGACAGGCTGCTTAAATCCGAGTAAGCCAGTTGAGAAGATTAAGATTATCCGAGTAACCATTCCAGACAATCTTTTAGTGACTTGTCCTAAACCAACATTAAATGGTGAAAAATCTTCTGACGTTGCTGTTTACGCTGTAAAGGTAACAGACCAATTAAAGATTTGTAACAGTCGGATTACACAAATTAAAAACCTAGTGAGTGATTATGAACACGAAATCGAGCAAGACGCTCACAGTGAATATCAATCGCTAGGCTTTGAGAAAGATAAGGTCGACCGTGACGACAAAGGTCGAAACAATGGCAAGGGTAGAGGACGATAAAATGTTAATTTCCGAAACGGTATTCAATAGAGTTTTCCCAAGAGCAATTAATGGAATGTATCAAGCGATTGATAAACATATTGAGTTAGCAGGTTGTTTCAATAAGCAACAACAAGCGATGTTCTTAGCTCAATGCGGACACGAGACAGCAGGATTTACCACGCTAAGCGAAAACTTAAATTATTCAGCTGATGGGCTAATGAGAGTTTTCCGCAAGTATTTTCCTAATCCTAATGTCGCTCGCCAGTATGAACGTAAACCAGAGAAGATTGCGAGTCGAGTATATGCCAATCGACTTGGTAACGGACAAGAAGAAACAATGGACGGTTGGAATTATCGTGGTCGTGGTTTAATTCAAATCACTGGCAAAGATAACTATATCCGTTTTGCTCGTTGGTTGGGCGAAACAATCAGCCCGAAAGAAGTATCAAACAATCTAGAATTAGCTGTTAAGGCTGCGGTGTGGTACTGGATATTTAATGAGCTTGCGTCACTTGATTCTGTTCAAAAGGTAACAATCCGAATTAACGGCGGTACAAACGGATTAGATGACCGCTGTCGATTATTCCGTGCGTTAATGGTGGATTAATTATGAACAGATTAATTCTGATTTTTCTAGCGGTAGCAGTTAGCCTATGCGGCTGGATTTGGTTTCAACACGGAACAATAAATGACTTAAAAGCCAAAAACCAAACACAGGCTAACCTTATCGCAGAACAAGAAAAGGTTAATCAATCTTTGAAAGATACGATTGAAGTAGAACGCCAAGCGGTAGAACAACAGAGAGTAATCCACGATGAAATCAAACAAGCAAGCCAAGACAAAATCCAAGTGGTTAGAAAAATCATTAAGACACAGCCTTGTTATAGCGCTCGCATCTATGACGATGCTATTGAGCGGTTGCACCAATAAGGTTACTACAAAGACTGAATATATTTATCCGCCTCAAGCTTTCCTAGTGCCTTGCGCAAAAACACCATTTATGGGTAACACATACGGCGAAGCAGTAGAGCATCTAATCACTGTGATAGCTGAGCGTGATATGTGTGCTAGTCAAATCACAAACATCAACAAGTGGATTGAATCTACAAAGATTAATAAGTAGCAACAAAGGAAATTAAAGATCGCTAAATAAAGTGCGGTCTTTTTTTATTTTAACTTATTGATTTTAAAAATTAAAAGGTACTCCTGAGGGGATGCCCCTTTCCACGGGGTTTCGGGCGCGCGGTTTTCGACAGTTTTTTGAGATTCTAGGCATCATCATCTTTTTAAGGTTTTTGAATTTTTGGTAGGTTTGGCATGGAGAATTTATTTGATTTAAAACTCAATATAAATCAGATCGCCGAACTGGTCGGAATGCACCGTCAAACCGTATCGCAACGGGTTGCAGGACTGACTCCGGCTATTGGTAGTAATTCAAAATTAAAGCTCTATGCGCTATCTGATTTAATCAAAATCGGACTTGCTGAAAAAATGACGGGTGATGCTGATAGTTTGTCGCCAGTTGAGAGACGAGCATTTTGGCAAGCGGAAAACGAAAAGCTTAAATATGAGCGCGACACTGGAGAGCTAGTTCCTGCTTTCGAAGTTGCTCAAGAGATGAGTTTTTTGGCTAAGGCTGTAGTGCAATCACTTGATACTTTGCCAGATATTTTAGAGCGAGATTGTGGATTAACTCCTGCACAATTAACCCGTGTAATACAGGTAATTGATGATGTTAAATCGCAAATGTCATCACATATACAGACTGGTGATGACAAGTCAGAGGATCAATAATGTTTGCATCAGCTAAAGATATTAGACGAGATATTGCAAATCTACTCAAGCCGCCTCGCCGAATGAAAGTATCTGAGGCTGTCGCAGAGTATATGCGCGTGCCTGTTGGTGGCGGAAACTCTGTCAAATGGGATGAAAACACAGCGCCTTACATTATTGAGCCGATGAATTGTCTTAACTCACGGGAATATGATGCAGTTATTTTTGTTGGGCCTGCTCGAACAGGTAAAACAGTCGGATTGATTGATGGCTGGATTACTTACTCAATCATATGTGATCCGTCTGATTTTCTTTTGGTGCAACTTACCCAGGAAAAAGCCAGCGAACATAGCCGTAAACGTTTAGACCGCACTTTTAGATGCTCGCCTGAGATTGCAAAAAGATTAAGCCCGCGTAAAAACGATAACAATGTCCACGATAAATATTTTAGGGCAGGTAATCTATTAAAGATTGGCTGGCCGTCAATTAATGTGTTGTCATCATCTGATTACAAATACGTTGCATTAACTGATTATGATAGATGGCCAGATGATGTAGACGGTGAGGGCGACGGGTTTAGTTTAGCGTCCAAGCGAACGACTACATTTATGAGTGCAGGGATGACGCTTGTAGAGAGCTCGCCAGGTAAAGATATTGTCGATCTAAAACATCATCCAAAATCAACGCATGAGGCACCGCCAACGACTGGGATTTTGTCTCTATATAACCGTGGCGACAGACGTAGATTTTATTGGCAATGCCCTAGTTGCTCAGAATGGTTTGAACCGTCAATGGTTAACATGGTCGGGTATCGTGATGATACCGATTATGTCAAAGCATCTGAAAAAGCTCGACTACAATGCCCACACTGTCAAACTCTAATTGAGCCTGATAAAAAACGCGTATTAAACATTGGTGGTAAATGGCTTAAAGAGGGGCAAACGATAGATAAAAATGGCGTGATACATGGTGAGGGAAGAAACTCTCGTATTGCATCATTTTGGCTAGAAGGCCCTGCTGCAGCTTACCAAACATGGGCGCAATTAACCTATAAATTACTCACCGCTGAACATGAATTTGAGATGACTGGCAGTGAGGAGACGCTAAAAGCGGTAACAAATACTGACTGGGGGTTGCCTTATTTACCGCGCTCCGCACTTGAGCAACGCCGAAGTGATGAGCTAATGGAGCGGCGCGAAGAGACCGAAAAAAGAACGGTGCCTTATGGGTGCCGTTTTTTATTGGCTGCGGTTGACGTACAGGGTGGGCGGAATCGCCGTTTTGTCGTCCAAATTGTTGGCTATGGCGAAAACAGCGAACGGTGGCTCATTGATAGATACAACATTAAATCATCAATGCGGAGCAATTCCGATGGAGAAAGTTTCCCGATTGATCCGTCCGCCTACCCTGAGGACTGGGATTTGCTTATTAGCGATGTACTCAATAAGCAATATCGCATTGAGGGGCTAGATGGTGGATTTATGCCAATCCTTGCAATGGCTGTGGATAGCGGTGGTGAAGATGGTGTAACAGATAACGCTTATAAGTTTTGGCGTAGATGTAAGCGCGATGGATTATCTAAACGCGTCTATCTCGTTAAAGGTGATAGTACTAAGCGTCAAAAACTTATTACGCGCACTTACCCTGATAACACCTCTCGCTCAGATCGACACGCTAAAGCGCGCGGTGATGTGCCGCTGTATTTACTCCAAACAGATCAACTCAAAGATCGCATTAGTAACGCATTAAGTCGTGAGACTGTCGGCGCTAACTATATCCATTTTCCATCGTGGATTGGCGAATGGTTTTTTGATGAGCTGACCTATGAGGAGCGCGGACAAGACGGTAAGTGGCGCAAACCTGGCAAAGGTAACAATGAGGCATTTGACCTATTTTGCTATACCCATGCGATCGCTATTTTGCGTGGTTATGAGCGTATTAAATGGGGCGATGAGGACAATGTCCCATACTGGGCAAAACTACCTGGATTAAATCCTGATGTAATCCGAAAAGAAACAACTGCACCGGAAGAAGAAACAGAAAGTGCGGTAGAAATTGAACAAGTTAAACCGCAACCGAAAGTCAAAACAAAAAGTAATTGGCTAAACGGTGGTGGCAAAAAAAGCGGTTGGCTTTAACTCCTAGACAACCTTAAATCGGTAGATGCCGAGCCTATGAAAAGGTGGATATGTTGCGGTAATAACTCAAGCCCTGACTAGAGATAGTCGGGGCTTTTTATTATCTAAATTTGGAGGCAGAAAATGCAATTAGCAAATCCCGAAAATTTTAAACAGTTTGTACAAAATAAAGGATCTAAAACTATTACCACATCAGAAACTGTAGCAAAAGTTTTTGGCAAGTATCATTACCATGTTATACGTGATATCCGTGAAATTTTAGAATCTGGTGATGACGAATTTAACCGAACCAATTTTGGTTTGGTTGAATATATCGACAAAAAAGGCGAAAAGCGCCCAATGTTTGAGATGACAAAAGACGGATTTATGTTGTTGGTTATGGGATATAAAACCAAAAAAGCAATGGCAATTAAGATCGCTTACATCAAAGC